CTCTCACAGTCGTGAGTTTGTTGAATCAATGCTATGCCATTGTTGTTTAACGCATCAAGCACGGCCTCAATACAACCATCTAAGGCTACATACTTAGATCTAAAGTGTGGGTTTGTTGCTGTCTTTAATGCTGGTGCAAACTCTTTTTGTGCCTTTACAAAGGCTGCTGCTATAACTTTCATGTTTATTTATCCTTTTCAAAATATGATTCATTCTTCTTGAGATTAATCTCTGCCCATACTACTGCTACTATTACCATTAACAATAGGAGTCCACCACAAATACCTAACCCCCATAATGCACAAATCAAATCTTTCATATACGATCCCTTATAGATAGTTTAGATTGACGAATAACATAACCTTCTTTTGCTGGCACAGTTTTTGCTGGCTGTGCTTTATACTGACGCATAGGCCATGAGATCTTGTAACGACCCGCATGACATATCTCTTTATCGCGCATCTGATCCATGATGTTGCGCTGTAATCTATCAATAGCTTCTTCTGCTTCTGCAATAGCTTCTCTTAAAGTAATGATCTTCTCAGCTTGTATTTCAATCTCTGGAATCTCAATAACTTCTTTTTCTGCATGGTCAAAGATCCTTGTTGCTTCTGCACTTGTTGCTAATGGATACCAATCAATCTCAGAATCACGCTTATACTTTTCTATCTTCTCATTGAACTCCATGGCAGCTTGACGCACCATATTGACTTGATCTTCATTATACTCATATAAGAATATTCTTAACTGCGTTCCCTTGTATAAGACGCAAAGCGCACCCCATGAGGCTTCCATGATGTCCATCTGACCTTGTAATTGAATAACACCACGATAAACTGCTGGTGTATTTTCAACTTCTTGGCCTGTTAATTTAGCTTCAAGTATGCCTGTGCCACTTAACTTGATAAAATCTTTATTCATAACATAAATACCCTTATCAACGTCTGTGTAAATAACAGAATCATTACCCTTGGCTGTGCCGTCAAGACTGCAAGCTAGTGGAATGTCGCGATGAAAGTATGCTTTATCGTGTTCTAAATCATACGATTCAAGTCCGAGCCTTGTTGCCGACTCGGCCAGAATTGTTTGCTCTAGCTTATTGCCCCAGTCCATAGCCTCGTTGGTAATAAACTCTGGCTCTTTGCCATGCAATGAATCAATAGATACTTTTAACTCGTCATTGGCTGTGCGATACTTGCTAAATCCAAGCACGGCCGGGAGTCTGCTGCATGACAAAATGTCATTCGGTGTTAATTTGCCTACCATAGATTGATATCCTTATTTAATTTATGAATGTTTACCATCAAACGATAAACGCTACCTCTGTTCCACTTCTTACGCTGGTAAGTCAATATGCCTAATGCGTTTAAATCTTCTGCATACTTCTCTGCATCAAAGCAATGATTCCTATCCTTAATAATCTGTATAACTTCAACCATGCCAAGCGAAAACTCTGCTGCCTTGCGCCTTGTTGCATCACCACCAGATTGGGAAATTCTTTTAATGTCTTTAGGTGGCGCACCTAGCTTGATGCCACGGGCTTTGGCGGCCTGTAATGCGTTCTTTGTATTGATTGAGATCTGTCGCCTTGTTTCCTCATTTAATACAGCTCTGATATGTAATTCAAAGATAGATGCTTGAGGGCTTTCAGCTACAACGATGCTATTAGGTGGTAATTCTTCCAATAACTTTGACATCAATGCAACAGATCTTGTAAGACGGCATTGTTTGGCTACCAATAATTTACAACTGCGATCATTTTTCAGCATGTCAAGGGCTACAATTAAATTGACACGATCATTTTGACTGCCAGATTCTATGTCGGTGAGTTCTGTAACGATCTCGTCGCCTTGTTGCTGGGCGTATGAAAAGCAAATTTGTTTTTGAGCTTCCAAGCCAAGCCCAGACTGGCCTTGCTTGTCTGTTGATACTCTGTAATATGCAATAAATTTCATTGATTATCTTATTCCTTTCATGGATATAAAAAAGACTAGGCATGATTTTAACATGCCTAGCGATAGCGATCAAGTTATTAAAATGGTAATGCTTCTGGATCGTGTAATGCTTCATAAGGCGAATAGCTGTCTTGCATATAACCTATCTGCGCTATGAGATCTTCAAGCGCATAAGCAACGTCACGGGGATCGGTGTTCTTGATCCATTTAACTAGCTGTTTATGATCCAGATACATGAGATCTTCATAAGTAAAAAAATCATAATCATAATTCCATTTTGGCGTTTTGCTTTCTGGTTTGCGCTTCGTTGGCAGTTTAATCTTGTGCCATTCTATTGATACCATGCGATCTCTTAACGCTTCCAGATACGTTATATCAAGGGTTTCTTTGCTGTTATGCTCATCTTTATAACCTATTGATATATTACTACATTCACCGATCAAGTGAGTGTATTCTGCCGTATCCGTATAAATTCCATTCGGATCAATCTTATGATTCATATTAAGAAGATTTATAAAAGCATTACAGAAATCATCAGACGCGCACCGGCCACCAGATTGATGACTTATGACTGATTCATTATTACGCCGATCAAATGCAATCGCATGGGTAAAAGATTTAAGAAAATCTGGATATTCGTCTGCAATTCCAGACGATCCAATGCAACCCTTTTCTTCTCCCCTATGAAATACATAAGTTCCGGCCACGTCATTTTTTATCATTTCCAGCAATAACCAGACACCAGCACCATTATCTGCGCCAAGACAATCTGATGATTCATCAATGAAAGCCGTGCCAAAATCATCAACATAAACATTCTGTTTCGTGACTTCTGGCCGTGTTCGGTGCATGGTATCAATATGACAAGACCATAAGATATTATTCTTATCGCCTTTCTTTTCAATAACGTGCTTATATGCCAAGACTTCACCAGCTTTATTTTTTACCGGCTCAAATCCTTTCATATATTTGGATATAAAATACTTTTCACCTTTGGATTCGTGTTCGCGTCTTATGGTTAAAATATCAAGTAATCGTTGATTCATTTTCTAATCCTTTCTGGATTGTTTCATTAAGTAATTCAAAATTATCCTTATGGCACTTCGTTCCGTCTGGAAGATCCATAGCATCATCTTCATGCGCGTAATCGTTGCCGTCATTATCTGCATGATCCAGCGCAACAGCATGGCCGTGATATATATAACCCATTGACGTATGCACTAGATCATCAAGATGATAATATTCGCCGTCATGTTCGCATAGATAAATATCATATTCATTAATATAATTAATATCGTATGGCTCATCACCTACTTCCACAACGTCTGAATTTCTGACGTATTCATGTTCACCAGATCTACCATAAGCCCATGTAAAATTCCGGTCACAATGATCGCATATATCATCATTAAGATCATCATAATGCGTTGAATCGCCACAACAATGACAATCTTCATAATTATCATCATCATCATCATCATCATCATCTTCCAGCCACGTTGTGCCGTCTGTATGATTCAATGATAATTCACCTTCTTCATTTACTTCAATATAATCTTGATCGTCTATTAATTTATGATCGCCGTATGGCTCATCACCATTACCCCAATCAACATAAGGGGAAGCCCAACAGCCAGCTTCATGCCACCATGTTTTTAATAAGACGCCCATGAGATCGCCACGCTTATATCCGTTTGATTCAAGGTATGATTTTAAATAAGTGCCTTCGGCTGAATTTTCTGGTGCAGGATATATTCTGATCCATTGAAGATTGTCTGGATCATCTTCGCGCACTATACAACGCGCTTTTATGATGTCACCAGATTGAAGATATGCAAGGCGCAAGACTGATCTATTATGCGCGTAGGATCTAACGTAGGGTTTGGCCTTTGTTTCAGTATTCATGCAAGACTTAAATTCACAATCGGCATAAACTTTCTGCCAGCCGTCTGGATCGTTGGATTCTATAAATTTAACATTCCAGCCGGATCGCGCTTGTAATCTGGCGTTATGATTTTCCACCATGAGTTTAATTAGCGCATCATTAAGACCTAATTCTTCTTGGTATTTTGTTAAGTATTTCCCTAACTTTGTTTTAATGATCCTATTCAAGCGCAAATGTTCCAGCGTTGGATAGTATGCAATTAATACCGGATCTTCTATTGATTCATGGATATTATGCAAGACTTGGATATTTTGCTGTTTAGATAACAAAAAGCCGTTATCGCCTTCACCTAAATAATCAGCGTATGGAATATGCAACCATTCGCCGTTGCGCCATTTATCTGAAATATTAATTAATTGTGGCTCTAACTTCTTAACCAGATAACTATTGCAGTTATATTTAATCCAATTAATGTAATTAACTTCTTCATTAATGTTATCTTTCTGGCCTTTTAACTTCGCGATAAATTCGCCAATATTCCGGCCTAACTTTCTGCTTTCTTTTATTTGATGCTTATATTGACGCTTTATATCATGCTTTGAATTATCTTTTCTTATTTGTTCGTGTATGAATGATTTAATATCCATACTTTTCAAGCGATCGTCAAATATCAACCTACTATAATTTAATAATCGTGCTTCCATATAATTATCCTTTCTGGATTTATTTAATGAATGATACGATCAATCTCAA